TTATAGCATCCATGATAGCAAAAATGATATAATAGATCCTACAATCGCACCTATTATTCCGATGATTATTTCTCTCTTGAAATCATTCTTTTCTCTTTTTATCTCTGTCTCAGAAAGAAAGTTTTCATAAGAATTCAATCCCAACCGCATCGCCTTTTCTCCTTCTTCCGTCAAAAAGAACATTTTGGCATCTCCTTTCAAAAGCTTAGATCCCAACAAAACTCCTAATACAATATTGATGTCTTTTAAACTATACAGAGGTTTGCCCACTCTGAAATACAGATAATCTTTTACGCCTAAATAAGACCCACGACCATTATTGTATGTATATTGTAAAATGGCATCAGCTATCTCTGTTTGAATCTTATTCATTTTATTAAAAAACATCTCCTCATATCGTGCGCCAACCGGAACCACCCGGAACCCGATTTTACGGGTTACACGATATGAGGAGATGCAAATCGGTTTTTATTTGGCAATACAAATATGGTAATAATATTTGAAACGACAAAAGAAAAAACTTATTTTTGTAAAAAAAGAAAACACTTATGAAATTCCTATTTTCAAGACCGAAAATTGAAGATTTAACCATTTTTCAAAGGCTGCTTTAAGATTAAATACTAATTTTGCAATTGAATTCAATACCAACCATGTTCGATTGTATAAGAAATATATTAGCTTTTGCTGGCACATTTCTTGTTATCAGTACAAGTACCATGTTACTGTTGCAAGGGATTGTATGTTTTCTGACATGGAATTGGAATTGTAAAAAAGACACCGATTATAGAATTATCATAATCGGTGTCTTGGTTGCTTTTCTACTTATACCTTTCTATTATCTACCAGCATAATCAATAATCATGGCGACCTTTATTTTTAGCATTTAGAATATCAATAATAGGTTGCATATCCTCAGGCGTCTTTATTTGCAAGGAGTCCATTGCCCGTTTAGCAGCTTCTACTAGTTCTCTATCAGCCTTCCTATCGAGAAAGTCGCTAATTGCCCCTCCGATTCCACTTGTGTAGATTTCTAATCCATCTTTTTGGTTGCATTTTATTCCTCCACCTGTCAACATTGTAACAAACAAACCAAAAAGCAATAATTTCCCAATATTTTTGGTCGATAATCTCAACCATCCAGGAGATTCCATTTGGATTTTCATTATCAAAGAATCTTCTAATGAAATTCCATATCCATATTTATTGCTGAAATCATCGATTAGTGACGAAACAGCTTTCAAATCACAGAAATCATCCAATGATACTTCCTTTTGAGTTCGAATTCTAAGAACTAAATTCAAAACATCATCTTTGATGTAACAATCATGAATTACGCTATCTATATAAGGGGCATAATTGCTTACATCAGATAAAATATGTCTAGAATTAAACATCAGTTGCAAAGCTGGAGGCAAGACAGATCTTCGTCCATAATATTTCCAAGTAACCGGACGTCTTTTCTTAAATTCACATCGGTGCTCATCGTCAATAACCAAAGTACCTTCTTCATACATATCCCCAGTAACAACCCCCATGGCAACATGAACCGCACCAGAAGATGGAATAATAACAACATCACCTGGCTGCATATCACGAGTAAAGCGTAAAAGCTGAGCTACAGGATACCCCGAATTTCTAATATCAGGATATCGATGATGAAACATTGCTTTTAAAGTTTCTTTCGCGGCATTTTCCGTTTCCGGCAAATGCCGTAAATCTCCCAACGATATATTGTTATAGCCAACAGCAACATAATTACCTCTCACAAATTCACCATAATAGGCTCCTCCCATAGTACGCACCATCCAGTAGTTTTGTTGTGTATTTAGTTCTTTTAGGTCACCAATCAAAGATTCAAAGTCACAGTATTCCATCTTGACAAATATGGCGAATCCCTTATCAAAACGCGCCCAAAGGTATTAGTGTAACCTTAACCCGATTTTACGGATTACGTCTTGAAAAGGGATTCATGTCCTGTTTTACCAGTATTTATGTCACTAAATTTGAGGGCACTGCAAATATAACAATAATATCTGACAATACAAAAGAATACTTTTATTCCAATAGTCAGGCTCCCACCCCGTGGGAGCCTGACTAATCAAGTTGCCTGTCATGCTGTCAAACAATAACTACACAACTGATAAGAACTCTTGACCGATACGATGAATACCGTCAATAATACGTTTCCGCTGCTCCTGGCGCGGAGTACGCAAACCGCTTGCATAATGTGAAAGTTGTTGCTGGTTGATACCCGAAGCCCGTGAGATGGCAGCCAACGAAGTGAACTGCTCGCACTTACGAAGTAAGGCAGCCATTCCCAATTCAACATCAAACTCATAATCACCTCGAACCAGCCAATCGGGAAGCACCTCACCATCCTGCACCAGCCCTTCAATATGCTCACGAACCGCAGCAGCCAGTTCATCCATTAGCCCCTCATAGCTTTTGGATGTAGCGACAACCATTCCGCACAATACATCCTCTTCGGTGACCGCACCGAAATTCTTGTCACACCAATCTACTTTTACTTTAATCTTAGCCATAATCCCATACTTATCTTTTTAGCAGGGTGTTATTTCCACCCTGCCTGTTTCCAAATACTGTTTAATAAAAATTGACTCAAAACCTCACTCTCATGCCCTCTGACCGTCACCCTGCCTTTTTTTGTCGGATGCTTGAACTGCCGGTGATCGCCCCCTGAGCCTTTCAACTTCACCCATCCATCAGCTTCGAGCAATTTAATCACCTCTCTAACCTTGTATTTTTTCATTATGTGTTTATTGTTATTGTTTGACTCCACAAAGATATAAATATTTATATCATTCACCAAATAAAAACGCATAAAATGATATTATTTTTTATATCATCCCCTCCGTGGTTGAAGGAACGGAAAAACAAAAAAAATTCCGCTGTCCCGTCGGCTGCCGTCGTGTGAACTTGTGAGCGCGGCGGCAGCCGACGGCAAATTTTCAAGCCTGCCCCTAAAAACAGGCTCTTTCTTCCCTATCACAATTTCCCCTCATCCCTGTAAGAGTAATATGTCCCATTCCCAAAAATCACATGGTCCATTAACTCGACCTCCATCAACTTTCCTGCTTTAGACAGCTTTTCTGTTACATCATCATCCTGCCTGCTGGGGTTGACCGCTCCTGACGGATGATTATGCAAAACCACCATTGCCACCGCACAACAAGACAAAGCCTCTTTCAATACCAACCGTACATCCACCATTGTGGAATCAATTCTACCGATTGATATTCTCTTCCTTTTGATTACCTTATGGGAGTGGTTTATAAAAACCACCCAAAATTCCTCCTGTTTCAAATCGGTCATGACAGGATACATATAATTATATATATCCTTGCTGCTCAATATCTTTTCCGGCTCTTTGTTCTTGCATCTCTTGTATAATTCGATAACAGCTTCGGCTACTTCCCTGCGTGCCGGTGTCAGACTTTCCAAAACTTCTTCAAAAGTCATATTTTCCTGTTTGGAAAACTCCCTACGGTTCGTCACCTTATAAATTAACTCACTCTGATTCAACGCCCTGTAATCTCTATCAAATAATGTATTCATACCCATTTATTTTAATAATGTTCTACCTAAAAAATAACCTCCCAACACTTCAGCACCGAAATTTTCAATCTCGCACGCAAAACGGGCATAAGAAAAGCCACGGGTTATAATATCATCGAAAAGAAGCACCTTTTTTCCGTTAAAAAAATCCCGATTAAACTTAATGATATGCACCGATTCAATATTTTTTCCGTTTTGGTTCTCATGAACGGCAAGCCGTTCCCCCTCAATGGTTATCGCCTTGTATGCGTTGGTAGCACCCGTCAAACGGCACACCTCTTCCGCAAATTCCTCATAACGGATAGCATTCGCCACCGCCGTACAGGCAGGAATACAGGCAAATGTTATCGTATCACACAAACTACCGAACTGCGCCCGTATCTGCCTAGCCACCAGTTCCGCCACCTTGCCGCTACGTCTGCCGTCCTTAAAATCCCATATCAATTGCCGTATCTGCCATTCCTTTTCGGTAGCTTCGTACTTTATCGGCAAATAATCGAAAAAAGAGATTATCGGCTTTTGCCACTGTTTCAAATAGTAATCGTTGATTTTCTGTGCCATAATCATATCATTTAAATTCTTGAACTTGAAGCCCGGAGGGTGTGAGCCTTTAACCTCTTTCTCCCTGCCTGGAGCTTTTTTTTATTCCGTCGCTATCGCTCGGGGTATGTTTCGCCTTTATGCTGCATCAGAAGGTGTTACAGGACACATAAAGACAAGTTTTCAGAAAAACCAACGGCTTGAATACTACCCTTCAGGGTGGAGATTTTTTTCAGAACAGAGCCTGAACTTGGCATGTGGCATGGAACATTTACCTTCGCAGTATAAAGGAGATACATATCACGGGGGAGAGCGACAAACAAGGGCGACAGGCAGGAAAGAGAGAAAGAGACAAACCACATCAAAAGAACTAACGAGTGTTCTTTTACCGCTGCTATCGTGCGTGCGAAAATCCGGTATTCGGCTATAATGAAAGCATAGCCAGCGGATTTTCGCACGCACGATAGGGTGATAGCATATTGGAAAACAATGAATTACATTTTAAAAAGCCCTGTTTTTACGCTGAAAATTTCAGTTTTCCAGCGCTCAAAAAAAATGATTGCCTATTTACCAAGCATTTACAGCCTTTTTCACCCGCACTTTGTGCGGAACTAGCGAAGCGTACCCCCCACCGCGCTATCGAATTTTCTCATTACTTTACAAAAATATCGGCGGAATATGTAACGTACCCATACCGATTTTGCACCCACTACACCCGTACAGACACAAAAAAACCGCACGCAACAGGCGCACGGTCATTGGCAGAGATACAGGTAATTACCTCTACAACGCGGAAGTAACAAACATGGGTATGTGGAAATTTCTCACAACCGATACACAAGGTATCAAACGCATCGGAGCCATCGGTACGCCCTTCAAGCCGGTCCTCCTCCGTTTCCGCCAGCTTCTCACCCCGTTTGTCCTTGCCCCCATTGTACACACCTGCCGTCTGGATGGATATCAGCAGATCTTCATTATTCTGCTCGTTAAAGAAAGGTATAAGATTCGCCTGTCCGGACAACATACGGTTGACCAGCAGATATTTCTCAATGTGACTCATAGGCTTGCCTATATACACTTCATCCACCTGCCAGCCACGCTTGCGGAACTCATGCGCAATAACCCACCTGAAATCCTGATCATTGACTGCATAATTGGAACCCAATGCCGTACTGTCATAGTAAAACACCACCTTCTTACGCTTGTGATGCCGGTAATAAGTACAAAAATCATCCACCAGTTCAGGCAACTTACGTTCGTACTTTACAAAGAAGGACTTGAGCACTCTCAGCTTGCGCCCCTGCGGCTGTCCTGCCACCAGCCAGTTGATATTCGCATTGTAATCGAAAGCTATGCAGATGGGCATTTGAGTCTCTACATCGGCATCAGCCAACGAAGTGGGAACCTTGAGCTTGTCAAACTTGTACTCCAAACTGTCAAGGTAGGAAAAGTTGGTAGCACTGTACTTGTGACCGGAACGCAACGAAGAATAGAATCCGTCACGGGTGATGCCTATGCGCTTGCACAGGATAGCCGTCATGAAGGTCAACGGAGGCAGGTCACGTTTCATGTCATTAACCCACTTCTCACCCAACACCTGCATGTTCCAGATACTTGAATATTCCTTGTACATGACCGCTACGGAACGCATCCGACACAGATCACGTGAAAGAGTACGGAGATAAGAACGCAGATAAGCAGGTATCTCCTTACCTGCCGCAACCAGCTTCTTGATTTTATCTTTGGTCTTCCATATTTCAAAAACAGCGCCCTGTATCACCTCAATCAGTTCGGGATCACACTTCTTCTCATAATCCAGGAACCAAGACCCTTTTTTAGTGACCGGCATATCAGAGGAGATCAACATGCCATGGTGAAAAAAGTGATGCCCGAAGTGCTGCTTGTTACCACGATTGGCCGGAAGTGTCTCATCCTTCAGCTGTTCGAAGTCAATAAACTTGGCCTCGTCAATATCCAGTGCGTCATAAGAATGCGAGTTGGATGTACCGCTCCGGTCCTGAGAAATGATATAGCCGATTGATCCGTTATACAAGGATAGAATATTCTCCCAGTTATCGGGTTCAAAAATAGGCTCACCCCACCCCCATGACTTCGGCGGCTTGCGACCGACACACCAATGCAGGTCACGCTTAAATCCCCAGTTCTCCCAATGTATCAGCATGGAGGGCAACGTATTAGTCAAGACACGCTTGCAGTTGGCACCGACAAATCCTGTAATGGAACCGGGCATACGCTGCATGTTGCGCAAATTCCATGCCGCATGAATCAATCCTTTCCCGATACCACGACCACCCACAATCACCGAATCTTTGGCCGCCGTGTACATCACTTCCTGCTGAGGGTCATTAAAGTATTGTTTCATTATTCTTTCGGTTTAGGATTAAAGATATCATCTTCATTGAACTCAACCTCTTCAAAGTCCACATCCTCAATATCGTCAGACCAATATTGTTGAATCTTTGATTTAATTCTATCCCGGACATTAGGAATAGGCTTGATGCCAAGCACGGTCGGATCATCCGTCGGCTCGAAAGGCTGCACTATAATCTTATCATAACCTTTGTCCAAGATGTCTTCTTTATCCAACTGGGTGTATTTGCCATAATAATTGGCGGCAGCCCCCATGGCGCGCGCATCCTTGATACGCCGGGCCATTTCGAAGGTCTCATCAATCATCTGGCAGAACTTGTAGCGATGGTAATCCTTGGTTGTCTTGGCCAGATCACCCAACAGACGCTTGATAATGCGTACATCATCGTATGCGGAAGATTTGCTGATCTTGTAGCGATACTCCAGTTCCTGCACAATCTCCAAATCTTTTTTGCGCGGGAACTGTAACCAGTAATTATACATATCCCGGAGCCGGATCAACCGCTGTTGAATCAGTTCGGGAATGCCGTCAGCCGCCATCTCGTTGACATCGGCGAACAGATATTTCTCACATACTTCTATCGTAGCAGGTACAGGCATAGTTATTACAGATCTTCATCAGCGTCCATATTCAACAGATAACCGTTTGTCAACGACACCGCCAACGGACTGCCCACATTCGCCAGTTCGATCTCCTGTCTACGCAGTTTCAGTGCAGTGGATGCTTTGGCGTGATAATACGCCCTGGAAACAGGCGAATTACGGTCAAGGATATCCAGACGCAACGTGTCCGCATCCACATCAAGCAGCACTGCCATATCGGATATAGGGGTCAGCAGAGCCGCCAGCTCGCTGATCCGATCAAGTTGTTCCGTTGAATAGACCATCCAGTTGTATAGCGTTAGTATTAATAATATGAGCGTAGCGCTCTCTCAGTTGTATAAAAACAGCGGGATCGGTTGTGATGATTCCGCTCTCGACACGATTGCCCCTTGTCTGATTCTGTGAGGTGCATATCGACACCTGCCACCTTGCATTTTGAATGAGAATCACTTTTGAATGATTTTCAGACAGGTACACTTCATCGAACACATTGGCAATGAAAGTATAAAGATTGACCGTCTTACGGGATGCTTTCAAGTCCGCCAACATGGTAGCCCGGGTAAGCTGACCGCGCCGCTTCAAGCGATAGATCCGGCGGAGAAACTCTTCGGAAGTGGAAAAGGTGGAGATGTAAATCTCCGCCGGACCAGTCTCGCTCAGAATCATCTCGATGATGTCGAATAGCTGCACACGGTTATCCAAATACGCTTGCAAGGGTGCTTCGGACAGTGACCGCAACAGTTGCCTAACCTTTTTCATCGGTTGAGATGTTCACTCCCACCGCCGCCAGTTCCGCAGCCTGTGTCTCATCCACCACATTACCGGTAGCAATCAGGAAGTCATACCGCTGCTGCACCTTCTGCAACAAGGCAGTAAACTTGCCGGCATCTGTATCCTTCAACTCCGCCAGCTTCTTCTTGTTATCAGACAGATACTTGCGTGCCGCACCCACTTTTTTAGCGATTTCAGCCGGGTCCAGACCGGAAGCATCTTCCGTCTTCGTCACCGGATCACCAGGCTTATAATCATCGTATGCCTGCAGGTTGGCACGATACTTCTTGTCCGCTTCATCAAGCAGCTTCAGGTATTCGTAACGGTCACAAGCCGGCGCCGACTCCATGCCCTTCAGCTGCTCAAACAACTCTTTGATCTTAAACCATAACGCCCCGTTATCCGTCCACAGACGTTGAATCTCAGGGGGAAGGTGGTCATGATCCATACGCCTGCCTTTGGCGACATTCGCCTCCGGGAACTCATCATCCACATCCAGTACCGGAACACCTCCGTCTATGATCCGTTGTGCGGAAGGTATGACCGTGATATTCATCAGTGCGATATCAGATACGGTTTTTCCATCCAAACGGATTTTCAAGTGCTTGCGCAATTCGTACTCCACCTTATCGGCAAACTTTTCCGGCTTGCGGATTACATTCTGAAACAAAATCTTATTACGGTTCAAGGACAACAACAGAGTGGCACCCGCCACCACATCACGCTCAGAAGGCGGTGTATCCAGATAGTCCTGTATTTTATGAGTCAATTTCTCATCCATATATTAAAATATTAAAAAAGTGGCGGCATAGACCAGCCACACCACCACTCCGATTTATAAACTTAAAGAATCAAGGCTCATCCAAAGAAGAATCGCTCCATGCGGAACCGTCCGCACCGGAGATATCCCCATCCTCCGTCTCAATTTTACCCGGATAGAAAGGAGCCGGGCACACATCGGTCGCTTCTATCTCAAGCGTGGTACCGGCCTCTCCGGTTACTCCCTCGCCCAATGCCTGGGCGGGCTTGGTCACTGTCTCGAACTCCTCACACCCCATCACACGGAACTTGCCGTTGCGCTGCTGTACAAGAAAGACCAGATCATCGGCCATCGCCTGACGGCAGAAACCCGCCGCATCTTCTTCAGTACCCGGATGCTTGATCGTGCATTTGTTCAGAGACGTGGTGCTCGGACGTTCTCCCTGCACCTCGGTAGTCACATTGGATTTGGCGGACAAGGAATTGATCGTAAGCCACTTCTTTTCCGCCGCCATCGTGAAATTACCCTTGTAAGTCGCCAACTCTCCCATGCTTTTCGCCTCTTCGAGTTTGGGCAGTTTGGGCCAAGCTGCAATATTGGATTTCTTCTGAAAGAAAACCTTCGGACGGATGCCCGGAAGCACCGTCTGACCGTCACACCAGTTCAGTGACTGGTAAATATCCGCTGTCGTACAATCTTTTGCCATATCACCTCCTTATTTTAGATCGGGGTTGTACCATCAATGGATGCCACCAGCAGACGCTCCTTGGACAAACTCTCGAACTCCACACCGAAAAACATCGTCGCGATGAACTGGAGCACAAATGCCTTGAAGCGTGCCACCTCCACGTTCTCTTCCTCACCGGTCTGATTAACACCCACCAGCATGTTACGCTTGACCGTCATGTGGATGAACGGACTGTTCTTCTTATTCGCCAACGGCACAATGCTCACATTGTCAAACCCCTCGACATAGTATTGCTTGTATTCACGGTTGTACGGGATCGCTCCTGTAGTGCTCTTGTAGTCCTCACAATAGTCGAAAAGCACATGTTTCGGAACAAACAGCTTGACCGAAGACTCCTCGGTCAGCATATCGTCAGCCGCCATGCAGACCGCTTTGAGCGTATCGACGGCATTTTCTTTGGTAATCGCCTCAATGACCTTGTAGTTGCCCAACTCTTCAGAAAGTTTTTTGCCATCCAGCTCTTTTTTAGTAATGGTGTCAAAGCCATTGAACAGATCCTTGGAAGTCTCACCCGAATCATTACGGACCGCATTCCACAGTACCATATTCAGGTTCTTGCCCAACTGGGCGGTCAGATACGCCAGCACCTTACGGGTGATCTCGGTATTCTTCAACGCCTCGCCCTTGGTAATGTCGGAACCCCACATGGACTGATAAATCTTGTTCGGTGAGAAATTACGCACGACAGAACCGAAGTAGGTATACAGGGTGCGCGGATTGATCACCACCTCACTGTTATCCTCACGGGTTTCGGAGTACGGTCCGAACTGCATGTCACCCGACAGTTCACCCACAGTCTCGGCATAACGGATTCCCGGACGTAAGGTCATGTGCTGCAAAGAACGTGACAACCCCAATACAGGCATCTGCAACAACTCCTTACGGTACTTGCGAGCACTCTTCTGAAGGTCCTCGCTGGTAATATTCACGCTAACTTGTGCCATATCAAATATAGTCTTTAACTTCGTCATACATGGATGCAGCGGACACCGCATCATTTTTTTCGTCTTCTTTCACACTCGTGGTGGTAGTGTCACCATCGGATTTTTGCAGGTTCTTGATCTGCTCGTCACGCTGTCTGACCAGATCCTTCTGTTCGCCGACCTCCGTCTCCAGCGCATCCAGCCGGTCATTGACAGCCCTAACCTGTTCCTCGGTGAGTATTACCTTGCCATCCGAGTCCTCCACCCCCTCCACATTCAGAAGGGTGTTGATTTTGGTGTAATCTTTTTTCATTTCGGAAACAATAGAAGGGGCGGACTGTTTTTCTTTGGATGAAAACAATCCGTCCAGTTTAGTTAATATTTTGTTTAGCAATTTATGACTATCAGCCGTATCCCGCTCACTCCCGGACGCAACCGGCAAAGGGGACAACCCCAGCATATTGACCTTGCCTTCATAAGCGGCAAGATTGAGCTTATCCTCATCGCCCTCGATGATCTCGTCCACAAAGCCATACTCCAACGCCTCTTGTGCGGTCAGCCACCTGCCCGCCTTCAGAACATCAAGAATATCATCTACCTTTTTGTTGCACTTGGCCGCATACATGTTCGCCAGTACCAAATCGAACTTGTCGTTCTGCAGCTTGTTCTCCTTCAGCTCATCGATGAGCTGTTGGATCTGGTCAGCGTTATACTGCCCCCAGGCATCCACCCAGTTGCTCACCTTGTGCACCAGGAACAGACAATATCTGGAAATGCACACCTTTTTCGCACCCAGTGCGGCAATAGTAGCCGAACTTGCCACCAGCCCATACAGGTAGGCAGTCACGTCTCCATGATCAACAAACTGCTGACGGATATCCAACCCGTCATCAACCGCACCTCCCAAAGAGGAGATGCGGACATTGACAGGCTTGCCTTTCAAGCCTGCCAGCTGATTGCGGACATACTGCTTGGAGTAGCCCCAACGGCCAATGTAGTCATCTATGTTCAGGTTATAGGTCATATCACATTTTTGATTGCAATATTACACTATACCTTATATATATAAAAATACCTAATCTATGATACGAAGCAAGGGCAAAATGCCTGTATAGGTGGCCACCATGGCACTTCCACACCTGGAAGAGAGGGTATCGGGTATAGTATCTGTGAAGGTAATGAGGGAATACGGGCGGTCACCTGAACCCAGCATAAAAGATTCTCCGGACACAGTCCGAAGCCGGAAGCACAGCTTCTTGTTGCCCACCTCGAACCGTTCAGGCAGGAAAACCGCCAGCTTAGATACGAAAACACGCTGTTTGTTCTCGATTTTGTCGCTGACTTCGACCGAAGCCAGTCCGACCATGGGTAACCGCGTAAAGTTTGCGGCCGGTGGAACCAAGGCAAATTGTTTTTTTACAACTGTCATGGCGGTCAGTTCTCGGACTTCACAGTACTCCACGCGGCTGATGTAGTGAATTTCGCTCATAATTGTTCGGTGTTGTTCGCAGTTGTTCGGTGTTGTACAAAAACAGGGGTCTTATCCTCTCTTTTTCTTGTTAAAGAACCTAAAAACATGCCTTTTCGGTTATAGGCATTGCGCATCCGATAGTATTTCTGCCGGACTGTCTCTATGTAGTCAATGTCAATGCCATGCATCTCGCACCAAGCCGCAATTGTCTTGTTCAGCCCCACAGAACTGCTGGTCATATCCCCCAGTTCAGCCCAGAGATTACGCCGGAACAGGTCTTCGATGGATTCAACCACCGCCTCTTTGGCCAACGGACCCAGGTAATTGTACACCGCCGGGTCTTTCGCCTTGGAATCAGGGATCACAATCGCGACCGTATCATCGGACGGCATTTCAGGCAGTTTGTCCGGTGGCAGCTTCTGCAGGAAGCGCCGTATAACCGAGTTCTCATTGCTCTGTGCCGGAAAACGCACCGGATTGCCCAGCGAATGTGTCAACCACTGAGCCAGGTAATGCTCCAGTTTAATATAAAACACGAAATCTTTCATAATCAAAAGTTTATCTACAAAGATACACATTTTCAGCTGTACATAAAAAAGAATAATCTGAAAAATGCGCTTGGAAAAGTACCCGGGACAGGATTTCTTGTATTTTAACAACACGCGTGCATTTGCCCATGAATATATATCGGTACGTTTTTGTTGTATCTTCGGTATAGTTTGATTTGCCCAGAAATTTATGCGTTTTTGCAACCCTGCATTTTTCAACAACAACGCACTGTAAACCACTATATTACGAAGATACAAACTACAAAAAAGCATTTTGCAACCGGGTACATAACTTTGTAATCTTGCATCTTTGCGCCAACCTAATTTAAGTGGTTGCAAAGTTTTTGTAGTTTGCAACCGATCCGCAACCGTTTTTGTAACCGACTTGAAACCGACATAATCCCCTATTTCTTAATTATTTATCTTTCCTTTCCTATTTTGGGTACAAAGTTGCAAAGTTTTAGTACAAAAAAGGAAAAGAGGACGGAGAAACAGCAATCAACCGCCGTCATCGGTTGAAAAATGCAAAGGAACGGTCGGTTATGTATCTTTACATGATGCAGGAAGAATAGAAAAAGGGCGTGTATGTTCCATAACCGAACATACACGCCCATAGGCACAGTAATACAAGGTTGCAATTATCCAAGTCTTTTTTTGCGGGGGCGGGGGAAAAGCTCCGTCCGACGAATTTTGGTATAGTCAGCATTGAGATCGTAACATCGCCAATGCCCTTCGCTGCGCATGAATTCGCCAACGGTGACGAGCATCCAGCGCAGCTTCTCTCCATCAGCCCTCAAGTTCATGCGCTGCCCAGGCTGCATCTCGGCCAAGAAGTTATATAGCTTTAGCATGTATTTTGATGCCTCTTTGTCGGTCATCAACGCGTGAACATATTCGTCTGAGTGCTTAATGAGGTCAGAACGGATTTCCAGAGTCATCATCTTCTATGTTTGCATTAAAGTTAAGCTCGTCAATGGTGCTTCCAACCGACTGAAGGTATATCATATCTTCACTCTTGCCGTCAACCTTGCGCGTGATACGGTCGGAACCGTTGCGCATACTCTCCGGATTCAAGGTTTGAACGTAAGGACATAAGGCTGCAAAGCCCTTGAGCGCCTTGGTAAACCTCTGCATAGACCAAAATGTATTTGTCACCTTTGCGAAATCCTTGAAGTCATCGTATGCCTTTTTGCGGACAATCAACCTGTCTAAGTTACCACTGTCCTTTGCAAAGTAAGTATTCGCCCACGCCTCGAAATTGTCGCCCATATCCGCCTTGTGCTTGCGCTTCATGATGTTACCCATGGGCGGTTGTATCTTAATACCGGAATGGACGGTGCTCAGATAGAACTGAAGGCAGCGGGCAAAGAAATTCAAGTCGGCATTCCACTCAGATTCTGTATAATCCGTTTGAGAAAAGAGATTTTTGCCGAAATCATCATAGATTGAACGAGTCTCTAAGTAATCGTTTTCATCGGTTTTTTGGTGGTAATAATCAGAAAATACCGTATATATCAACCGGGCATCGGAACTGGAGTCGAAGTTGCCCGGCACGTAATTCGTGCTGAAAGCGAACTTCGGGCTGCTCTCAAACTCAATATAGAAAGAATGGTTGTTTTTCGGGTTGACTGTCATACCTCCTGTGATACTGTCGTAAAACAAACCGGTATCCAAGTAACGGTGACAGTCATCAACGATGATGAAGTCGGTGTGCTGGTTGACTTGCTCAAACACGTGGTTATTATCCATCAGTTTCGGATTTCGTCCGGACAAGACTACAGTACGAAGAAACTGTTTCAGGGAAGTCAGGAAAAAGGACTTGCCCGAACGCCCATTGCACTGCCCCTCTTCGCCAATCTTGTTGTCCATGGCATACACCGCCCATGCCCGTGAGGGCGACTTGTAGCGGTGCAGGTTATAGCCAACCGCGAAGATCTTATTCACGAAATTCTGCTTTTGTTCATGAATCTCTTCGGCACTGAGTAATGGACCGGCCAAGTCGAATTTATGCTCCGCCCGGTAGGCGGCCGCCTGGTCCTGGTCTTTGTCCGCCCACAGTTCTTCTAACTCCTTGCGCCAATGAACACGACTGGAGTTGATAAGATAATCCATGTAGTGACTGTCATGTGGGTTGACGGTTACATCCCAACTCCCATCAGCTGCCCGTTTGATCGTGAAAGGCTCCGGCAGCACTTTCACCTTGTGGGGGATGATGTTGTTCGTCCAAACGTACACACCACCTGCCTCTTTGACCTCTTCTATGCCGGAACCTGTAATCTTCCAGTTCACATTGTCGAAGAACATGGTCTGGCTGTTGAACGTGTGTGCGGTGAAATTCAGGTCAATCTCATCGAGCATAGACAAGCCGCTGCCTCCAACACGAGGAGAATCCAGAATCAGATTGCGTATATCGACAGGCAGGAACCGACGCATAGCGTCACTCTTCAGGAACGACACAATATCGCCAGCCTTGATCTCGCTGACCTTGAATCTGTCCACATGCACATAGCGGGGCGTATCGCTATTATCATCTTTCAGAATGTAATAGCCGTTCAGTCTGAGAAAATAATGTAGGTATGACGAGTTGATCGTATAGGTCTTGTTGCCGTTGCGCTGCCCGATTTTCTCCTCCCAGTACTGGGCAGGCATAGCCAGTGCCAGCAAGTTGCGGAAATCCTCATTGGACGGGTGCAGTTCTACATAATCACGGAAGTCCTTGCGCGGCTTGCCCCGGCGGTCACGGTACCGTCCCAAGGATTCGGGCAGCCACACGGTATAAATGTGCAAAAATTCCAAAGCCAGTTCCGTGCCCTTACGGATGCCTGTACTATCAATGTCGGGGATATTATAGAGACGCTTCACGTATTTCATGATCTCTTTAATTTCATCAGACGTGATCTTTTGTGTCTCACTGTTGAACCACAAGGGATAATACCCCAACGCCCGGACACACAGCGCATCACGCTCACCTGAGCAGATGAACGCCTCTTCGAGCTTCTGCGATATGTAAGGCTTGCCCTCATTGGCCGGATCATCAAAAAACTGCGTCTCTTGTGAGGCGTTCCATTTCGCCCAAGCAGTCTTCAGCTCGTACAGCCCATTGGTATAATACCGGGGTTTGACGCCATCAGGCGTATAGCTAAAACGCCACTGCTTGTCCGGATTCAACGGCTCATAAATCTTGTAGAAAGATTTTTCGCTCTCCGGCTTGCCGTCCGCTCCGGGAATGACACACTGACGCATCAGAATCGGGTAAGTCGGTGTGGTGTATTTGGTGGTCACCTCGCGGTTCTTGACGTAGCTGATTGACTTGGCCACATGCCAATGCAACGCATCGCAATGCTCCTGTTTCACACGAGGGCCCAGTATGGCAAGCTGCTCAGGAGTAAACGCTTCTTCAAGTTCGAAGAACCGGGAACCTTCAGCTTCATCAGCCGAAGCCGGTCTCTTGCGGATATCAGGCTTGTTGACGGAATGCTTCAGTTCGTCGGAAACATTATAGCGCGCCGCCAACAAGACAACGGCCTCGCCAAAACTGACGTGCTCCTCCCTCATGCAAATATCAATCGGGCTGGTAGCCGTTCCCTGGTCACCAAAATCGGTCACCTTGTAACAATCACCGTATTTGCGTATGCATGCGGACGCATCGTCTTCGTCCGGACGAATCTTAAATTTTTTACGGTTATCAACACATCCCTCGGCCTGTGGATAATAATACAGAATGATATCCAGACCATCATGAGAAGCGGCATATATATCTGAAGCTTTTATCATAGAGTCTTATATTAGCGGTACAAAATTACAGAGTTGCATTTTTTTCGGAAAGACCAGCCTCTCCCCCTGCCTTTAGGGGAATATCATAGTCTCTCTTGCGAATGTTATGTGTGCCTGCATAGCAGCGTCCGTATCCGTCCCAGAACACGCGCCTGTTAGTCGGAATCCGGCACATCACTCCATTCACCAGTTTTCGCTTGAGCACACGAATGGCACCTGTCACCTTGCGGACCTCACCGGAATGGTCGGTAAGAAAGAACCGGGAGAAGGACACCCCCTCGGGTTGTGCCAGCTCCCATTCCCGGATAGTATATAGTCTGTATTGATTCATCATCAGAACTTTGTTTTTAGCGATTCAATAAAACAGCTCATCACACGCATGTGTACACCTTTGTGCTCTTTCAGATTTTCAGGGCTACCGGTTATTGTGATCTTTATCTCTTCACCAGCCCAATCTATATGCAGCGAGGCAACCAATGTCTGTATGCCGTCTTCTACAGTAACCGTAACCGTTTCTTTGACCGGAAGAAGTTCTTCAGCTGGCACCCATCTGCTCTCCCGTTCTCCGGGCCTGCGCACTTCATAACGGATGTGCTTTTTACCATTCATCACAAAAAATGTGCTGTCGGCTATGGTAGCAATGGTGTTATCGTTCAGTCTCACCTTTTGTCCTTTTTTCATAAGTTCTCCTTTCTAATCTGTTTTAAATATTAATCTTTTTCGATGAAAGTGTTAGTAGTATTCAACACTCCGGCTGAATCCCGATTTTTACCATCACGCACAAAAAAACTATCGCTTAACAGCCTTTCATAATCGATTTTATTCATAAGAATAACACTCGCATTGCCATCTATATACAGTTTGCATTGCATGAATTGAGTTCCTTTTACTTCCTCAATTACATCTATTTGCATTGTTCTTTTTTTACTCATATCTATATCGTTATGAATTAAAAAGCTCATCCATATCTTGATAATCTATGCAGTTTATAGGGATATATAAATCAGGGTCATCTAATTTGATGTCAGGTCCCCAACATTCTAGTTGTTTTGCGCAATCAATACAGAAATATTCTTCATTTTCCATTTTATTCCTTTCTATATCGTTCCGAATCAGACTAGACCAGTCCACTCATTAATCGTAGCATTCAAAGCCCCCATAACAAGCATCTTGTCACTTTCGTCATACTCCATAAGCACCTCCACCATCCGGTCACCATTACAATCATCGAATTCTTTTCCCGTCTGAATATTGACAGGAAGATCATTCTCATGGACTGCTCCAAGCCACGCTTCGAGCAATCCTTTGTTCATTTCCACTTTATCACTTTTCATAATCTTTATTTCATTTGATTTTGATGCCAGTAGGCAATCAACTCGCCCACGTTACGCACCTTGATTTTTGCTTTAATATTTTCTCTATGCCGATTAACGGTACAAGGTGATATGTGCAATTCTGCTGCGATATCGTCCGTCTGGTAATTGGATGCTATTAACCGAAACACTTCCATCTCACGTTCTGTCAATGAAGTATTCAACTCAGGACGACATATTACCCCCTCATGCTCACACTCGCCCCGAAGAGGACATTTAACCTCTTCGAAAACAAATAGACCATCTCTGTTTATATCTAAATTATGCTGATCATATTCGCCGAAATTACAGCGTATGAATCGATGAACAACCCGGAATTCATAATACCAACGATTCATTGTACTGCTTGAATAAATCTGCATCAAACGAGTATGTGCTTTAGGGTATCGATCTCGAATAACTGATAACATGCACTCTATCGTCGGGCGGTTGTTCTCATCCAAAACCACAGCCGGCCGCCCTAACTCCTTCATCATAACATCCCCTTCGGGCGTGTTGTAGAACTCTATGTTGGCTATCTCATTCATCTTTAGATGGGAACAATTCTTCAACACTCATACCAAGATATTCGGCTATGATTTTTTGCTTAATAGGAGCAGGAGGATTCAACCCGTTTATCCACCTGTACACCGATGCCGGAGTAGAGCACGTGATTTCTGCTAACTTTTTAATAGTATCCATCTGCTGATTCGGCAAGCTCTTCATATAGTCTGTAAATACCATAATTGATAAATTATTAAAGTTTTATATTCGTTTAATATCTCTTTTTACTAACTTAGCTACGTGAATTTATTAACATGATGTAAATATGATAACTATATTTATCATAAACAAATAAAATGATATTTATATTTATCATGTTAACTTTTATTATATATATGATGATAAAGCAACGCTTACTTGACATCTGTGAAGCTCTAAATATATCAGCTAATCAATTTAGCATTGATATAGGTATGAGCAGATCATACATAGCTAATTTAAAAAAGGACATAACAACAGAAGTACTGCTAAATATATATGTCAAATACCCTTCAGTTAATATCATGAGGATTATTACTGGAGAAGGAGATATCTTGCTTTCCAAACAAAATTTGCAGATTGACAATTCTTTTTTTTTAGAAAAATATAATCAGCTTGAAATCGAGAACAAGAAATTGCTTTTGGAAGTGGGAGAACTAAAAGGTGAACTCAAAACAATCAAAAAACATGCCCAAGTGGAAGACAATGCAATATGTGCCGATGCAAGCGGATCAGATTTGGAGAGATAGAATATATAGTAAAAAAATATTAATAATCAAAACGATAGGGAACTATATCTATAAAATAAATAGGACATATTTCGGACACACACATATAATTTTAACCTATTTCGGGAATGTATATCGTTGA